AAAGTCCCCAAATTTATCCTTTGTTAATCCCGCTTCTAGAGCCTTTTCTTTTATAAGATTAGTCACCTCTCCATCCTCAGGCAAAATCTCATTCAATGATTCATCAAGTACATATTCTTTTATATCTTTTGGTGGTTTTGTCTCTCCTTTTTCAGATAGCTTACGTCTTAAACCTAGAGCTTTCTCTTGTTCCTTCTTATAAGCATTTAATAAATCATCTTGTTTAATAGATTTTTTCTCATCATCCCATAAAGAATCGTCTAATCCTTCTGGCTTCTCTGGAGTCTCNGGTTCTTCTTGAGATTTAGTATATTCCTCCTCTTCAACCTCATCAATGGTTTTTTCTTCTTTCTCCGCCTCCATTCCTTCTAATAAATTTTCTTTCATTTTTTACCTTTAATTAAATTAATACGATCAACAATATTACGAACTATAGAATTTTGCCCTTCTCTAACAAAGGCATGCTGTACTACTGATACCCCATCAAGTTGACCCCCACCTGGGATCCATGTTGGCTGATCTATAGTACATTTTCTTAAATGCTCTAATACTTTTTTTCCTGTTGGAGTTGAAAAACAAATAGAATATTGTTTATTTAATTCCTGTTGTGCAGCTTGGTTCTTTTTTAAATCCGCTTCGTTCTCTGCATCAATAGCATCCTGACCCCACGGGGATAAATCCTTTGTCATAAGCCTTCCTTAATTCTTCCTTTTAAGCTTCTTGTGGAGCTCCTTCTTGAGTTGCAACAGCTTCAACCAGTGATTGTTTTAGCGTGTCTTTCTCATCTTCACTTCTAATCATAGAAGCTGGAACTCCTAATTTGTCTGCTACAATAACAGCTAATTCTTCTGTTTTCAAGGTTAATTGTGTTAATTGTCCTGTAGGATCTATAGATTTTAATATTTGATCTGTTTGTACAATTCCATTAACTTCTTCTATAGCCTCAGTTCTTGCAATTGGGGATAGAATCTGTGTAGTAACTGCAATATTATCAATCTTGATTCCCCCACCTAGCTTGATAAGCCCTTTGTTTTCCAGTATTTGAATAATTCTTTGTAGTAATGGTTGAACAAATTCAAATATTAATCTACCAAAAGCTGCACCAGTATCAACTTGTAGTTGTTTCATTCTTTCTACAATTTCAGTAGCACTTCTTACTGGTCCTGCATCTGGTGGCAATCTATCATTTAATAATAATGTATTAATTTGTTGCTTTAAATCTTCAAACATAAAATTCTGTGCATTAAAATCACCTGTTCTTGGCAATGCAGCTATAGACGGCCCATTAGGTCCAGCATTTCTAGCTACAGGAATTAAAGCATTAGGTTGTATCTTTATAGTATCAACATTAGTTATTCCATCGTCTGTAACCGTATAAGCTCCAAATATATTTAATTGAGCTGATCTTAAATTTAATTCTTTTCCTTTATTTAATTCTTTTAAGTCTGGTAATGCTTGTAATAAAGGTCCTCTTCCAAATACTTCACCGGCAACTTTTGACCATCTTACTATTATCCATGGATTAGTTTCAAATGTTCTTTCTACTATTCTATGTTCTTTATTATAGATAATTTCATATCTCCAGATCTTATCTTCTTCATCTAAATAAGTTATTTCTTTAAATTCAACTTCTTTTTCTGGATCATCTTTTATCAAATCAAGTAACTCATTTGTTGGCTTAACATCTGGCCATGTAGCAAATATTCCTCTTGCTGCAACTTTATGTTTTCTGAATATCCCATTTATTTGCCCGTTCTCCCCTTCATCTAAAGCTAATTCACTTGTGGGTACTGATATAAATTTAATAGGTTTCTCATCATCCCCTTCTAATACAAGCATGGCTCCTGTGCCTACAGCTAAATCATAATACATTTCCCCTACAGCTACAGCAAAGTTAGATCCATTAATAAAAGAAAAAGTTGTCTCTGTTACTTCCTTTAAAATTCTATTAATCTCAATCTTTATAGAATCGTCTATTGCTGGACCGGCTTTAAGTTCAGCCCATGTAGTGAATGGTGGAGTTAAAGAGGATTGCATTCTATTAACAAAACCATTTAAAGCAGATATACCAGAGGAGCTATAAACCTTCTCCATCTTATTAGATCCTTGACTAAATGTAGTCCAGAGGTTTCTTTGTGGTAATGCTAATTCATATGCACTTTCAAATAGAGCTTTATATTGCATTTGAATACCCTCTGCTGCATCTATTCTTCTATTTAGTTTTTGTAGGCTTAATTGTGTCATTATTTCCAATAATTATTTACCCATCCATCAACTTGGTGGGGCTTAGGTTTACCATGAAATACCACTATTTTAGTTTGTGGGTTAAATTTCTCTGCTAATTTATTAGCCTTATAACTTTGTACATCTATTTTACCAAATGTATTAACCTCGCTTTCATCTAATACTTCACTTATTAGATCCTGATCCCCTTTTAGTCTTACCATATCAGAGGGTTTAAACTTGGTATATATTTTATTCCATTTTCCCATTTCCCAAATCATAATACTTGAATTATATGTTGGCCTCCACCAATCGTCAATAATCGTAAATTTCTTTGTATCTGCTTCCTTAACTATTTTATCTAATTTATTTGTTATCACTACATCTAGATCAAGATATAAAGCCTTCCCTTGAAAAGAATCCTCTAATTGAGGTACAAATAATGATAACTTGCACCATGAATCAATTATTGCAACTGGTGCTTGTATAAATTGTATTCCTTCTATTTTATGTAAATGCGGTTTGTCTGTAAGGCAAATGAATTGATGATCAAGAGTTAGATTCTCTTTTACCATATTATGAAGCTTGGTTACATATTCTAATGAATATTTATTACCTACCCATAAACAAAATACATTGATCATAATCTATCCTAGTAATTGTTTCTGTCCTAATTGTGTTTGTGCGGGAACGCCTGTTTCTCTTCCTGTAATTAAGCTTCTTTTTCCTGCTCTTCTTCCTGCTGTTGCTCTTAATCTTCCCCCTACTCTTCTAGCTGTTTGTGCTTCTTGCGCACCTACTATAGCTTCTTGTTTCTGTTGTCTTGCTTCCTCTTTTGAGATAAGGCTTTGTTGTCTTGCTTCTGCCTTTTTAGCAGTTCTTCTCTGTTGTACTACTGATGCTGCTGTTGCTCCTGCTGATGCAATTGCCGTTACCAATAATGCTGTTTCTACTCCCATGTAATTCTCTTCAAATAGTTAAAACAATTGCTCCCTTTTTTAAATCCCAACTTCTTAAATTCATTATCAAGGATTAAATTATTATCGAATACACTCATAACATAGATTATATTATTTTGTTTTGCAACCCTTAGTAGAGTAATTAGTAATAGTTCTATTCCTCTGTTCTTTCGTATTTTCATTTTAGGATTCCCTACTATCCAATCTATTAAACAAATATTACTATTACGAGGCAAATAAATCCACCCCGCATATATAGGCTCTCCATTATTTTCTATTATTACTCCATCATCGGGGAAAATATTATCTGGCGGAGCTTGCCAATCACGCCTAATTGAATACCATGATTGAATGATATAAAGATCTTTTTCTTTATTAACTGCTCTAGCCGTTAAAAACATCCCAGTTTGATTGGGCTCGATATGTTCTTTGCATTCCATATTTTTCCTTTATTTGTTGATTAGGTATATTATAAGCAAATGTTAAAGCTAGAGCATCCCCTAAGTCTGGTGACTTAAGATATCTTTTCTTAATCTCATCTTTAGGCTCTATCTTTAATCTCCCCTGACTATCAAAAGTATATCTTGGTGCAATTAGATCACTATGCAATTCATCATTGTCTTCTATTTTTACTCCACCTTGATCTTTTAACCAATCCCCCATTTTTCCCCACATCTCCGCTCTTTTATTTAAATATCTATCTGCTTCATCTGATTTAGACCCAAAATTAACTCCAACCACTACTCTAGTATAATTTAATTCTTTTAATCTATCGTATATCCCTGCTCCTATTCCACCCATATCAACAAATACTTTCTCTGGACGGTAATGGTTAATCATCTGAATTATTCTACCTACAACCTCCATAGTATCTAATCCTTGGAATATTTCATGTTTATATTGAACTCTTCCATCTCTAAACACAATTGCTGTCCTATCTCTTCCTTTATGAGCTGGATCTACACCAATAACTAGTTGATTTCCTTTTTGGATATTCTTAGCTGTTCTTGCTTTTATTACTGTTTGTGGTTGTATTAATGAATCTTCGCTAGAAGTCTGGAAAGCCTCGTTAGGAGTTGCAGGATATTCTTGTTTGAATTGCCATTCACCACCTGTAAAGTTAGCTATTTTGTTTCTTCTCCATACTATTTGCTTATCATCTAAGTTATAAGCCTGTTTATATTCTTGTTCCTCATCTGTTAATTTAAAATCCTTTGGAACTTCTAATCTATACTCATCTTGCCAAAACCACGGAATAAATATTAATTTATATTCATTTAAACCATGCATAGCATTAATTGCCATACGATGAAACATATTACCTATTCCATTAGCTGTACTCTCTAAAATAATTTCAGTGTCTTTTACATCTGCAACAGTTTGCATTATTCCTGTACTTATTTCATCTGTATTTTCCCAAAACCCCACTTCTGATCCATGAAGTAATTGAATAGTATCTGATCTTCCAACTTTTCCTCCTCCTGCCGTTCCTATTCCATAACCTGAGTCAAGATCATCAAAATACAATTCTTTAGCATTAGATATTCCAGTTGATGGTTTAATAAAATCAGGAATGTTTTCATGATATCTTTGAACTAATTTATATAAATTATTAGTTGCATCTTCTCTATGTGTTAATATAAAGACTCTTGCTCCGAATCTTTGGGTAACTTGATGATAATATCTACCTGATACATAGGTTGAGCAACCCTGTTGACGACCTTTCAAAATTATAGCTCTGATTCTTCCTGTTAATTTCCTTTGATTCTCTAGTTCTTGATGTAAATATACTTGTGCTTTATTAAGAACAAAGGGCTTTATATCACCTTCTTTAGTTCTAATCTTTAAACAAGTTTCTGCATATAATGGAAAGTCTCTTAATAACTGTCTTCTGTAATCTTCGTTCATTTCGTAATATAATATTACTGTCTGTTAGTACTCACTCTATGGGGTCATGTTCTATTATATTACAAGAATCATCACTATTCTCTTTATCAGGGGTAATATCTTTTAATGCTTTTTGATTATTCTTTAACCATTCCTCATATTTCTCTTTACTTACATCTGCTGTTTCTAGACTTCTTTTATCTTCCCAACCAAAATTATTTTTTAAATTAAATATGACTCCTGTTACATTATTATCAAAGAGTTTTTCCTCTACATATTGTTGTATTCTATCACGTGCTCTTTTTATTGTGAGGAGGTACTCATCTCTGTAACTATAACTTAATAAGGTTTTCCTGTCTATTTCTAAAGCATATGCTAAACCACTCATAGTATAAGGTTTTAGGTTTTCTTTACACCATGCAAAATACAAATCTATTTTTAATTCTAATTCCTCAACAGTCTTAATTTTTAATGGTCTCCCCTCTATTCTTCCTCTTGCACTTAATGCTGACATATAGTACCTTTCTTATATTAAGTCTCCATCCATTACTTTATTAAATTCTTTTAATAAATTTGTATATTCTGTTATCATTCCTACAGAAGAGAACATTGCAGCTGTATTAGGATTTAATATATATTTCTTTCTTAATTCTTCTATTTTCTTTCTAGCTATTATAGGAGACTCTAAAAGTTCTTTCTTTAAAGAATATAAAGTTTCTCTTAATTTAAGTTCTAATCTAACTATTGCTATTGTTCTTTGCTCTTTTTTCTTTCTCATTTCTTTTTCTTTCTAGACGTAGCTAATGCTATAGCTATTGCCTGTTTCTGTGGTTTACCTTCTTTTCTTAGAGTTCTTATATTCTTTGATATAATTTTTTTACTACTTCCTTTCTTTAATGGCATTTCTTTCTCTTTTAAATTATTAGAGCAGAATTGGGGGAATTTCATTAGGTATATATGAACGTAGAGAACAAAGCCTTTTCCTGCTCCTTCTATATTATAATACAATCCAAAATAGAATCAAGATCTAATTTCAATTCTATCATATGTGATAATTCAACACTTTGACAGGACAATTTAATACTTAATAATTGACAATATTAAAAAATATTTTTATATATTAAATTATATTAATTATTATAAAAGGTTGAAAATCAATTATGGCTCTTAAAAAAGATTATATAAGATTGTTTAAAAAGTCCCTACTTGCGTTAGATAATAGGGTCATTGAGCTTAAAATAGCTATGAATGAATTTGAGAGAGAACTAAGTGTTGTTGAATCGCATGTTAACACTATTATTAAAGAAGAGTATGAGCATAATAAAAGAAAATAGATACAATCCATTAAGTATACATATTGGGCAAAAAATAAGATTAAAACGTAAGCTTGTAGGGAAAACACAATCTGAGCTTGCAGAGGCTTTAGGTGTAACTTTCCAACAAATCCAAAAGTATGAAAAGGGCAGCGATAGAGTTAAAGCGGATCAATTATATAAGATTGCAGTTGCACTAAATACTCCTGTTGCTCAATTCTTTACTGGATATAAAGAAGAAAAGACTATGGATGCTAATAAGTTCTCTAAGATATATCAACAAATAAAAGATCCTGTTGTTAAAAAAAATATTGAGAATATTATGATACAAGTTAATAATCTAAAGAACCTTTAAACATGAATAAATATAATTTAATATATACTGCTATTATTTGTTTAACCCCTTCTATAACTATGGCTAATGATAAGTATATAGGTATAGGAGTACAAAATATAGACTTAAAATATAATAATCCTAATCTTATTGAGTCTAATGATTACTTTGAAGATACATTTACAGATTTTAATATTCTGATTGGTTATAAGTTAGATCAAAATACTTCATTAGAATTAAGTTACTCATCAACTAAGGAGAATAAAGCTAATAATAATACTGGTTTTATATTTCTTTCTGATAGTGTACCCCTAACTACTCAATCTGATGTTGATTTATCTATTCTAAGCTTAGATATTATAAATGATTATGATTATTTTTACAACAATGATTTAGCTTTATTTAGTCTTGCTGGGCTTTCTCTTGTTAATATAGATGTCAATGAGAAATATTATGGTAATGGAATTCTTAGAGTTGAAACTTCTGATAATGAAAAGAAATTAGGTGTTAATATTGGTGGTGGTATTAAATATAAAATCAATCATGAATTATCCTTACAACTGAAAGTACAATATACCTATATAGATAGCCTTAAGTTTAACAGTATTGAAGGTATAGATCAAGTAGAGAGTTTTATTTCTACTGGCATGGGGATTAAATATTTATTCTAGAAAGTTAATATAAATAGTTTAATATCCAACTGACAGTGGGTTTCCTCCTTTTGGTCTTTCTTCCCACTGTCGCTTTATTTCCTCTTTAGTCTCCAATTTCTCAATAGCTAGTCTATTATCAAAATAAGTAAAGATTATCATTATTGCCATAAAGGCTTCCACTGCTGTCATTTGCTTACTTTTTCTTTCTTAATATTTACATCAATCTTATTATGCCTATGAGTTGTAATATATAAGCTTTGTAGTGCTTCTATATACATTTCTAAAGAATTAATAAAACTTCTCTCCTGAAAATCACTGCCAAATTGACAATTTAATTCTATATTAATTTTTTGTTCCTTATTTTTAATCTGTTTTCTATCTTTTAACCCATATTTAACATAATTCTTAAAACTAACATTTGGCTTTTCCTCTCCCTCAACTTCTAACCAATAATAATCATTTAATTGCTCCCAAGTTGCATTCAATTCTAAGGCCTTCTTCATTCTATCAATATCAAAATAATAATCCCCGATTGATAGTATATCTCCTATTTCCTGACCTATCCAGTACATATCAATTATACATTCCTCTCCCCAATACTTCTTTACAAATCCCTCTGCTAATGCATTAGTTGCTTTTTCCCATTCTTTTATTATTTTATTTATACTCTTCATTTTATTTCTTCTGTGTGATCAATATAAGGCTCAGATAATGAGATATCATACTCAAAAACATCTTCTTCCCACTCCATTTCTGGGGGGTGTTCCCCATTCCAAGTACATTGGTCTATCCAATATTGGGCCTCATTTCTTACAGATTCCCTATCACTAGCTTGCAGTATCATCTCGCAAACTTCATATTGTATTTTCTTTCTTAAAAAAGTTACTTTGTATTTTTTCATTTAATGCACCTTCCCATCTCTATTTAATTCAACCATATCAACTAAGGTTTTATTAATATATTTAACTAATATTCTAGGGTCCTGATCTGTAGTAGACATTATAGCAGTTATAAAATTCAATGCTATTATTATTGCATGAATTTCTGTTATATCATGCTCTATTGCCTTTTCTTGGAATCTCTCCAGAATATTATCTGTTATCTTTTGACAAAGCTCATCATCCTTATCTAATTTATTCATTTTGATTACCTTTATCCATGATTTTATATCCTTTAACTTTATAACCATTTAACTTAATAATTTTGCCTTCTGGTATTTCTATTACTTCGTGTAC